GGTTGGGTGGCAGGAGGTGGCGCTAGTTGATGCAGTTTACCTGTGGAAGTTCTTTGCCATTGGATTTGACCCCGTTTGACGGGGTTGTGATCGGCTACCACTGGCAATGTTTCAATCAAGATGGCACAAAAAACCATCTGAATTTCCCTAATAAAATCATCCGAGCGCAGTTTTTATATGGCAACAAACATCACAAACCCTGCCCATTTTCCGGTTGTGATTCAATTATTGAATGGGTGCATAGAAGGGTTGAGAGATTTCCACAGATCACTGAGTGGGTGTTAGTAAATGAATGGACGGATGACCTTGGGATTCCGTATCCCAACTATTCCCTCGATGACCTAAAGCGTTATTGTGAAGCTGCCTATACTGCTAATCCTAGCACGCGAATAATTTTAGGAGATTTCAGACCACATCTTCTGAATAAATGGCGTGCGATCGCTAATATCTGCCACGAACTAGCTAAGGATTTTCCGGTAGAAGTTGGGATTCAAACTCACATCAAGAGTTACAATGCTCCGGTTGTTTTAGCCCGACTCCCTGAAATAATTGGGATGTTTGGCGATATTCCGGTACATTTTATTGAGGCAAGTTTGTGGTATAAGAATGATCTTGATAAACTCGCCTGTGATTTCTTATGGGGGGAGTTGGAAGCGATCGCAAACAATCACCAAATCAAATCATTTTGTAATTGGTGGCTGTGTTCTGAGGATGCCGAGGTTGGGCGGCGGATGCCTACTTTTGAGAAGTTGAATTTATTTGCTCAGTCATAAATATAAATAGCCATGTCTAATAATTGACCATGGGGGATATTGTTATCCCTGTAAAAATCAAATGGCTCAATACCTGGGAAGTCGTAATCATCCCCTGTTATTTCAATTTCTCGCTCTCTTTCACCGTTTAATTGATAAGCAGTATCATCATTGGTTTTATAATAAGATATCCCCAAAGGGAAAAGGCTTCCTTTATAATCCAAGCCCCGTTCCATATTGTCTTTAATAGTTACTGTTCGGTCGTTGGGTGAAGGAATACCAAGCCCTTTAACCACAAAAACTCCTATTCCTTTACTAACTAAATCGGTTTCAGTTCCTTCTCCCTCTACATCATAAAGTTCAACCGCCCAGGAAAAGGTTTCTTTTGAACAAAGGAAAGCATCAACCCTAGGGAATATTAGAGGGAGATTAATAGGTTGGCTCGACGTTGATGTCTTTAATGGAGGAAACCCCGCATGGAGAATCTCATAATGTTTTGAGAGGTTGTATAACCCGTATTGCTTTAGGAATAGCTCAGAAAAAAATGGATTTCCGTATGGCATAATTAATTAATCGCAATAGCTTTTTCTCCCCCTGTCATTATAACCGGAAAACTAACAGGGCTAACCCTCCACCACTTAACAATTTTGCCTGTTTTGTCTAATTTTGCTCCGCTTCTGAGTCTTTCACTTTCAAGAACTCTTAGATAGTAGTCTGGAATATTTAATGATCTTCCGATTCCCGATTCGGGTTGTCTTACATAAAAAGCATAGGGAGAATCTACTTTTATTAAGCTAGTTTGAGGTCTAGCTGTCACTTGCTGAGTTCTGCCGTGGTAGCCGAACTTTCCATTTTTCAAAAACTCAATATAAGATATTCCATCTGTTTTATTTGGGCGCTCTAATAATTCCCAGAATATCCAATCTAATTGAGTCCAACTTGATTGAGGTTTAATAAAGTCATTGGCTCTAGCGAATTGTTCTGCCCGTTCCATTAACTGAGGATAGGTTAGGGGTAATCCCAGATATTCAACGCTATCGGGTAAGTATGGAATCTTAATCTCTCCATACTCTAAATATGTCTCACTAGATAATCCGTCTTCAAATACCTTCTCATAATAATCCCAGTATCCTAAATATGTTCTTGTATCTAACAGGGTATAGTGTTTAATCAAATTATTGTGCAATGTCTCTTGAGAAAGTGCTGGCGGTGTAGGATAAGTATAATTAGCTGTTGCTGTAATTGCAAACGAAATTTTATTAATTTTAAATGATTTTATCTTGTTAAATCTTGTTTTCTTGGGGCGAGAGAATCCCTTGAATCTATCGCTATCGCTATCCAAGAACTGATGCCAATGGTAATTTCCACAAATATTGTAATATGAAGCGATAACCGGGGGGATAGGTGTGGTATCTTTTTCTGTGGGTTCACTTGTAGCTAATAGTCTGATAGCACCGTTCACGGGTTCCCACTCCTGAACCATCTCGTAAAGAATGTCTACAAAAATATCGTCTTTAGTCATTGATATTCGAGAATCGAACCATTCAACTGCATACCACGGCTGTCTCGGTAGCCAACCACTAACACCGTCTGGATAAAACTCTGAATTGTCGAATCGAATATGGGTTGGGCGACTGGAAAACTCCACGGGTAATTTCAGTTCTTTGACGTTACCCATTAAGTCTTGAAAGTTTAGAAAAACCTCTGATTTTCTACCCTTGACTTCTCCCCATGTGATCACGGGTGGGGTAGGTCTTTCTAGGTTTCCAATATCTCCCCCTATACTGCTACCAGAAAAACAACCCTGAACAGAGGAATGACCACCACATAAAAGAGATGTTTCAAAGCCCCAATAGTTTTTAATATTGTTCATTAAGTTTGCCACACCCCCCGCCACAAGAATATCGCCACGCCAAACTACGCATAAACTATCGCAAGAGGTGAACTCATCAAACTTGTCGTTGGCAGTTCTTGGGCCTCTGACGGTCTGATCGATTGAGGTTATATGCCCGTTGTACTCTTGTGCTGGGATTCCATATCCGTTATACCTCCTACCTCTGTATGTGTGTGTTGGATCGTCGGAGAACGGATTTTTTATTATTTGATCATGAGCATAGCCAGTGATTGTTTTAAGATCCCCAGTAGAACACCATGTAGATTCTCCGATTGTTGTAAAAACATCACGACCAAAGGTTAAAAAATCGGCTTGATGATCTTGGTTGTATTGTGTAATAGTCCAATTATCTTTATACCCAGGAGAAGGTGTTCCACCAACTCCGTTAAGATAGCCCGAAGCTCCGTCGTGATAACTCTCCCCGTACTCTGTAGTCGAGTAATCCGCGTAATAAGCTACATAGTCCCGATGATACGCCCATACAGCACCCTTCCAACTCGGTAAACCCCCATACCAACCAATCGCACCAGGAAATCCCCTGCCTGTTCCGGGTGGGACTATTAGAGCATCGTTAGCCGACATAGATGCGGCGGGGCTTATAAAAGGTCGTAACTCTCCCCCAATAAACCCTCTAGTCCAGACCGCAATCTCATCACCCGAAGTTGTAGAAGAAACGGCTAAGTCGGTTTCAGTGTAAGGGCCTGATCCTGGTTTTCCAAGTAAATACATTAAAAACACTGTCATGCTTTGAGCACCCAAAGAACTATCGGAACCGCTATCAACTTCTTTGTCAGTTGACCCTGCTAAACATCTTTCTTTGGTAGTATAATCCCCACAATTATCAGGGCATTCGATACAGCAATAACCCTGACCACCTCCCCCCGGAAATTCTTGAGGGGATGGCTTTTCCACTACTACCCTTCGCCACGATCTACTCTGGGTTGTATAACCAGTTGTGCCACCAAAAACCTCGTCCTCTCTTTTTAAACGAGAGTAAACAAAAGCTATATCACCCTTAATTTGTCCGGTGTATATCTTCCCTTGTTGAACATAACCACCTTTTAGATTATAATTATTTCCCGCCATCCGAATTTCACCTCAATATCAAAGTTATTGTATTCTAATACATCTTTATTGGTAGATTCTGAATCCATCCCTCTTAACAACATAGGGGCGGTTAAATGTGCTGCATGACTAACGACCGAATCATTATCATCATTTACTGAGAATAAGAACAATACATCACCAAGTATATCAGTTTTACCCCCAACAAATGAAGCGTTAGAATAGTTGGCTTGATAACAAGCCCTAGTCTCTATATATTCAAAGGAGATATCAGTTTGTTGATACTGATAAAAACAAGCTATTGTCGCCGTGTCAGTGCCAACCAAAACACTATGATCAAGAATATCTGAACTGGTAGACTGAACAACAGTAAAGATTTCTTCTGAGATTGATTTTAGAGAATCCGGGGTTGAGGATATCACCAATTCAGGGAAAGAAGCTAACCCCAAATACCAATCATTCTCGGTATTAAATATCTTGAGAGTTAACTTTTCTAGTGACTCCTTGCTTGGTGCTATTCTATCCTCGGATGCAAATAGTGTGACCGTTGAATCCGAGTTGTAGAATGATATCCCTTTACTAGATGGTTTGCCCTTTATACTACCTTTAATTGACTGAATAAAGCCGGGTAAGGTTGCTGAACTTTCTATCTTAGCAGGAGCCGAGACAGAGGCGTTTAGTGTTGTTATCTCGGAATTGGTAGACAGAATAAAGAAGCCCGATAATGTATGATACGCAGGGGATGTATAGACTTCAGTTGTAGTATAAAATTCGGGCGTACTCCTTAACAATACAAGGGTTCCACTTTCGGCTTGCGTTCCCCATATCATTCGAGTAAAATCTACCGTAGGAAAAAACAATATTTCAGTTGTTGTTAAGTTTGTTGAACCCTTAAAGTCGTCCATCTTTGTTTACCCCGTTGTTGGTATTGCGATCGCACTCCCTAACTTCTTTTAAAACCTTCATAAACCACATGAAACCCGACTCCGGTATTCCGATCATTTTCTCAGGATTATCAATTAAGAAATCAATCAAATCTTCTTGTTTAATATAATATGTTTTATTCTCTTTCTCCACTGCCAAACCATCAGAAATAAAGCCAATTATCTTAGTCTGGGTGAACCCTAACCCGATGGCGGTCTGTCTTACGGTTAAGAATCCATTAGCTGAGGTTTCTTGACCCATAGACCATAACTTATAACTAACTGCAATCGCGCTCCGAGTTGGCATCCCATACTCTTTAGCTAAACTATTATAATATTTGTAAACCAAGGCGCGGGGATATTTTGAAGCGACTTGAGATAAAAAAGTTGTTTCCTGAGATGACCAATTGGCATGGGGTTTTGATTGGCTAGGATTGACTGGGAATAGTTTTCTGTACTTCGTGGCGACGGCTCGTTTTTGTCTACCCATCACCTCTGCAATCTCAGAATAACTTAACCCTTGAGTCTTTAAAGCTATTAACTCAGAAATAGCTGAATCATCCCAAGTTTCTGCTTGCATTTTAATTTAAAATAGACCTTATTATATTATAACAAAAAAGTACCTGAGTTTGTAGAGCATCTCAGATACTTTTAAACAACCACACGCACTAGGAGTAAACAACAATGATTATACAACAACTTTGTCTGTTTGAAACACAGCCATCATTAATTGATTCAAACGAAAATTATACCCCATCAGATTTAATCGGTTTAGTCCACAAGTTTTATGGGCATCCTGAGTTAGATCCTTTTAGCTGTGAACAAGCTAATCAAATTATTAAAGCTCAAAAGATATTTACAATTCAAGATGATGGATTTAAACAGAACTGGAGACGGGCTAAAACACTCTGGTTGAACCCTCCCTACAGCGCGGGATTTATTGAGAAGGTTGTTGATAAATTGATTGCAACATTGAACGAGACTGAAGCGGAAGCATTCTTGTTAACCAATACCGACAACAGTACAGTTTGGTACAAGAAGGCTTTGAATCGGTGCGATCGCTTCTGCCTGCCGTCAACTCGGTTAACTTTTTATTCCCCAAAACGGGCAGTGGAAGGGAAGAAACAAAACCAAAACCGATTCTCCCAAACTCTATTTTATTTTGGATTGCAACCTCAAAGATTTGAGGAAATTTTTGAGGGTTGGGGAACTGTTTGTCAGACTTCTAAATGGTAATTACAATTAAATGGTAAACATGGATTGACGCTCTAAAAAGCACCTCTAAATTAATAGCGGTGCTTTTTATTGGTTAAAGATTAGAAACCCTATAACCTACGTCTCAAGTATTCAGCTAATAACAAAGCATCCGCCCGCCCGTGATGCTTCTTTAGCTTCAGTTCTTGAGACTGACTAGGGAACAATTGGAGAGCCTTCTCTCTGGATGCGTCCTTATTTGTGCCAATCAATCCGAAGTATTTTTTCCACGCTTGCGGTGTGACAAGTTCTACTGGAATATTTAACGCGGCAATGATTCCTAGCCAGATGCCGTAACCCATTCCAAAGTTAAACATCGATGTTACCCCTTGACCCGGCATGGCGTGTATATTTTCGATAATGATTATTGAGTTAGGGTTAACCAGTTGACTCAACTCAGTCGCCATTAATGTAGGGTTTAGCTTGGTTTTAGACTTGGATTTTCCTGCTGCTTTGGAGGTTGTTGTAGTCGTTGGGCAATCAATAAACTTAATCGTGCCGTCTAAAGAGATGGATGCGATCGCTCCGGTTATCCCTGGATCAATTCCGATAAAAGTGTTGGTCATTTAAGAAATATTCTGAGATTGTATTAATTCCCATCCGCAAGGGATGTTTGCAAAATCACACATTTTGTCGCTTGCTCCCGACGAATAAACCATATCCCCAACTCGAACACAACTTCGGGGTATGAATTTCATTATCCGATCTTGAAACCACTCACCATCAAATTCCGATCTATTATCGGGGTTGTTGCAATGTTCAATAGCTTCGGATGCTGTGAGGTAGAAGGCGTTAAACTCACCCGATGAATAGGCAAATGTAGCCCAAAAAGATGATGTATTACGATAAACGTTGATCATTTATCCGTTGTTGTTGTAAATAGTTGATAACAGATGGGCTATAGTCAAATATTAAAATTCTTTCAATTGCCCAACAGAAGTTGTACTTATCAATTTTTTCACCAAGTCTTCTGCTTAGAATTTTAAATATTATTCTCATTTTATCGCCAATATAAGCAGACCCATAATTTAGA